AAAGACTGGTGCTTTAGATATGATAGTAGGTAGAAGAAAGATGCTAGTAGCCGGTGTCGAAAGTACTCCAGGCATGCCTAAATCAGATTTTCATTTACTAGATGACATGGGAAAAGAAGTTGCATGGATATCTCATAAAGCTGGAAAAACAGCAAAAGATTTTCAACAATACGGTGGCTTATCTAATAAAGTATTTAAAGGAAATAGTGATGTTGAGAGTTTTGTAAAAGATGTTAAAGAAATGTTTCCAAATGGATTTCAAAGAAAACAATCTGTATTTAGAAAAGTTAAAGACAGCAATGTAGCAAGATTATCAGTGTGGGGTGTAGATTACGGAAAAACTAAAGGCAGAAATAATATCGATGAATTTCATCAAGGAACAATGAAGTTAGTTAAATCTGGTAAATACTACACTATACAATCTGCTCACTCAGATACTAATGGTTCAGTTCCTAAAGAAGGTTATACATGTATATATTATGCAAGATTTACATCAGACATGGATAGTCTAGGCGTTAAGAACTCTAGAATTGGAGTTTTTGCTTTAGCTCAAATGCCTAGCACGGCGAAAGAAATATAATGAGATTCTTAGAATTTATTACAGAACAACAGAATACCCATATGACTCATATAGAAGACAAAGTTCTATATGGTGGAGTTGACGGAACGCGACAAGCAATTCTTGCACTAAGATCATTAAGAGATATGTTAGGTGGAGTTAAAGAAGGCTCCTCTAGTGTTAAATGGGACGGTGCACCTGCTATCTTTGCGGGAACAGATCCCAGAGACGGAAAGTTTTTTGTAGCTAAAAAAGGTATCTTTAATAAGTCACCTAAAGTATACAAAACAGATGCAGATGTTGAAGCAGATACATCTGGAGATCTTTCTGATAAATTAAAACTAGCACTCAAATATTTACCATCACTAGGAATCAAAGGAGTTATACAAGGAGATTTTTTATATGGACCAGGCGAATTGAAAAAAGAAAAGATTAAAGGAACAAGTTATATTACTTTTCATCCAAATACAATAGTTTATGCTGTACCAACTGATTCACCTAAAGCAAAAGAATTACTCAAATCAAAAATAGGCATAGTCTGGCATACTACATATACTGGAAAATCTTTTGAAACTATGAAAGCTTCTTACGGAGTTGATGTATCTAAATTGAATAAAACTGCTAATGTTTGGTCTCAAGATGCGATGTTAAGAGACTTAACTAGTTATACTATGTCTAAAAAGGAGACAGAAATAGTAAATGACTATCTTTCAGAAGCAGGAAAATTATTCAATCAAATTTCGGGAAATGTTCTTAGAGACCTTGAAAAAAATCAAAGTCTTGCACAAACCATTGAAACATTTAATAACAGTTTTGTCAGACGTGGAATGGTCATCACCAACACTCAAAAACACGTCAACGCCCTTATACGATACATTAAGAACAAATATCAAAAAGAGATTGATAGTAGAAAAACAGAAAAAGGTAAGCAAGTACAAAAAGGTAAATTAAACGAAATACTTAAATTCTTTTCAGAAAAAAATAAAATAAATTTAAAAAGAATATTTGATTTACAGAAATTAATCGTGCTTGCAAAATTAAAAATTATAAATATATTAAATAAGTTTATTAAGTTAGATACCTTTGTATTAACAAACAATGGATTTAAAACAACAGGCCAAGAAGGGTTTGTTGCTATTGATAAACTCGGTGGTGATGCGGTAAAGATTGTTGACAGATTAGAATTTTCATACAACAACTTTAACCCAAGTATATTAAAAGGATGGAATAAACCAACAAGGACATAACATGTTAAAATTTAAAGATTTTATTGAAGAAGACGAATTAAGTGAAATTAGCTTAACTCAAAGAATAGCTAAATCTATGAGTATGCGAAAGTTAAAAGGTCGATTAAAGGCGGGAGCTAGACGTTTTAAAGGTCGTTTACCAGATAGAAATAGAGCTTTAAAAAGAGCTAATAGAACTGCTCGATCCTCAGCATTTAAGATATTGTCTAGAGGAAAAAATAAAAGTTCAATGAGTGCTGCTCAGAAAAGTAGTATAGAGAAAAAGTTGAATAAACCAGCTTTTCAGAGTAGGTTAAAAAGAGTAGCTAAAAGGTTATTACCTCAAAAAAGAATGGGTAAATAACAGGAATAAATTATGATATCGTCGTTTAAACAATATTTAGTTGAAGAAACTAAAACTATCTTTTTCACCTGGGGTAGGATGAATCCACCTACAATAGGTCACGGTAAACTATTAGATAAATTATCTCAAAAAGCTGGTTCTAATCCATATAGAATCTATGTTACTCAATCAAATGATCCAAAAAGCAATCCATTAACATACATGGAAAAAATTAAAACTTTGAGAAAAATGTTTCCAAAACATGCAAGATCTATCATTTCAAATAAAAAATTAAAAACCCTATTTCAAGCAGTTACCAGTCTATATGATGAAGGGTTTAAAAGTATTGTGATGTTAGCTGGTTCCGATAGAATTGTAGAATTCGATACATTATTGAAAAAATATAATGGTAAAAAGTCCACACATGGATTTTATAATTTTCAAAATATTAAAGTTATATCAGCTGGTCAAAGAGATCCGGATTCTGAAGGTGTTGAAGGTATGTCAGCATCTAAGATGAGAGGATTTGCAAAAGATAATGACTTCACAGCTTTTTCACAAGGACTTCCTAAAGGAGTTTCGAATCCAGACACTAAATCTTTATTTAATCTATTAAGAACAAGAATGGGTTTAAAAGAAGAAAAGAGTTTTAAACGACATTTAAAGTTAGATGAAGTTTCAAAAGACAGAGAAGCCTATATCAGAGGAAGGCTTTTTTCTGAAGGAGATGAAATAGTTATTAAAGATACTGATGAAGTTGCAATAATAAAAGTATGCGGATCTAACTATGTTATTGTTGAAACCAGTGATGGTACTAAATTAAGAAAATGGATTACAGATATAGGTAAAATTGAAGAAGCTCCTGACTATCATGATGGAACTTATAATTATAAACCTGGTAGAACTACTACAACACGAAGAAAAATATCTACAAAAACTTCTATTAAACCAAAAGCTGATAATAGAAATAGATCAATGATAAAAAAACCAATGACAACATTAATGCCAAAAAAAGCCTGAGGGGAAAGAAATGTTAACGTTAGAGCAATTTAAAAATAAAAAAATAAATGAAGCAGTTACATCAGCTGATAGAACACCACAAAATGTAACTAGGTCAGATGGAAAAGTAAGAGTAAGGATGGTTCCTACTACTAAGAGGTCTGATACTAGTGAAGTGTATGCTAGGCCTAAAGGTAAAGTAACAGTTTTAAAGAAAGGGGATCCTAAGATTAAGGCTATCCAAACTGTACAAAAGAGAAAAGCTAAAGCTTTCAAAGATTTGGCTAGAAAAGAAATGGGAGAAGATCTTGATCAACAAGATGTGAAGACTGTAAAAAAAGTTGTTAAAGGATTAAAAGGAGCTGTTAAAGCTCATGCGGGTCAAGTTAAATCTTTAACCAAAGATATTCAAGACCAAGTTAAAATGGGTAAACCTATTAAAGGTACTATCTCTAAAGTAGGAGTTCCTGCAGCAGGACCTAAACCCGGAGAGCCAGGTTCAGTAGTTAAAGGAGTTAGAATTGGTAGGCCTATCAAAGGTAAAATATCGAAGAAAGGTGTTCCGGCCGCAGCATTTAGAGCTGAAGCTACAAATCCTCATGACGATGAAGGCGCAAATCATATCATTATGCAATTAAGAAAGTCTGTTTCTCTACGTGGTATGAGACCGGTAGAATTCAAAGACGGTAAAAAAGTTAAAGTTTCAATGGCAGATGCTCAGAAATTTTTGACTAAGTATAATAAGTCTAAACCCTTTGAAAAAGAAAAAATGCAAGCAATGGCTATGAAGAGTCATGATGGATTTAAAAAAGCTTTAAGCGAAAGTGTTATAAATGAAATTGTTGATCCTATGGATTTAAGAGGAAGACCAAAGAAAAAAGATCCATATCCAAATTCACCATACGGTAGAAAGCATCCACTGCATCCTGCTAATGCTGGGAAAAAGATAAAAGACATTTATGCCAAAGACC